TTTCCCTATACTCCTACAATAGGACAAGAATATACTGCAACTTATAATTCAATCTCAGCAACACACTCTAATTATAATCAATATTTTTATAAAAATAGTGCAGTTAGTGCTATCTCTTTAGGTGCTAAATTTACTGTTCAAAATGATTATGAAGCAGAAGTTTATTTTAGTATACTTCATTTGCTCCGTGCATTGACCAAAATGCGTTGGGGAGATGACGAAAATGCAGGAAGTCCTCCTCCTGTTTGTAGATTATTTGCCTATGGTGATGCCATAATGAATAATGTTCCTGTTGCAGTATCATCTGTTAAAGTAGATTTTCCAGAGAATGTTGATTATTTTACTTCTAAATCATTATCTAGTGCACCTGTGCTTTCTACTATTACTATTACACTAACTCCTGTTTACAGCAGAAATGAAATACAACAGTTTACAGTCAGTGATTATCTGAATAATAATATAAGATCTAAAGGTTATCTATAATGTCATCTATATATTCAAAATTAAGTCCTTATTATTCTACACAAATAACGGGTTCCTATCTAGATATTGTTAATCTTAGGAATATACCTAATCAAACAGATGATGTTCAATATACTTTAACTAGTCAATATGAATTTAGACCAGATTTACTAGCATACGATCTATATGGAGATAGCAATTTATGGTGGGTATTTTCTGTTAGAAACAAAGATTTAATTAAAGATCCTATATACGATATGTTTGCAGGGCAGATAATCTATTTGCCAAAATTGTCTACATTAAAAAACTCGTTAGGATTCTAACATGCCAGTTACCAGTTCAAGCACTACTCCACCTAAGGTAGTAAAGTCTAATAAGTCTAATCCACTAAACAATTATAGTTCTTACAATTATATTTTTACTCTAGCTTCTCTACGAAAAGAGGCGTTAAGTGATCCTACATCTTATAGAAGTTCTGAAAATTATTTTGTAATTGCGCGATCTGGAGGTAAAGGCACTAAAGGAATTTCTACAAATGTCTCGGCAATTAATAGAGTTACAGGAACTGAAGTAACAGCTAAAAAAGATCGAGGCGGTAATGTGATTGGTGAAAATATAAAAGACATAATCACGGCAGATACTTCAATCGGTTCTAGTCTTGTGTCTTCATTTAATAAAAATAGTCCAGGCCGATTTGATTTCTTTATTAACAACGTTCGTATTGATACCTTAATGGGTGCTAATGAACAAACTAATTTAAGTGTGGCAACAAAGTTAGAATTTGAAATTTATGAACCCTATAGCATGAGCGGATTTATTGAAGCCTTACAAGTTTCAGCAGTAGCAGCAGGCTACGAATCATATATGAGCACTCCTTATCTTTTTAAGATGGAGTTTATAGGATATCCGGACGGACAAGAGATTGCCGAAACTGCACAAATAGTTCCAAATTCTACAAGATACTTTATTATTAGCTTCACAGGTCTTGATATAGATGTAACCGAAGCAGGTGCAAAATATAAATGTAAATGTGTTCCTTTCAATGAACGAGCATTTGGTACACCTTCTCAATTAACTTCTAGTATAAAGATAAAAGGCAATAATGTTGGAGAATTGTTAACAGATTTTCAAAATGCATTAAACGAATCTTCAAAATCTGATACAGCTAATGAAAGAGATACTAGTCAATCTAACAATTTTAATTCATATGAGATAATAGTTCCAAAAGTTGATCAAACAGGAATAGTCGACAATGAAGAAAACAGAGAAATATTAGATTCTAAAATAGCTGAATTTCTTAAATCAAATGCAGTATATGCGTTTGATGATCCTGCTGAAAGTTCAACTAAGTCTAAAGCTAGTCCAACTACTCCTGTAGTAATGTTTTCTCCCGGAATGAACATACACGAATGTATCATATCAATTGTGTGTAATAGCGAATATCTAAAAAATATTTTAAAAGATCTAAGTAAACCTAACACAAAAACTATTGATCCATACGGAATGGTTAACTATTTTACAGTTAATATAGAAGTGATTGATAAAGGCATAGTTGACAATAAAACAAATAAACCTTTTTATACATACAGATATGTAGTATTGCCATACAAAATTCATTCTACTCGTATACCGTTAATAGCAAATGAAACAATTGATACTAGCAATTTTTTACAAATTGCAAATCGAACCTACAACTATCTGTATACTGGTGCAAATATTGATATTAAAAGTTTTCAATTAAAATTTAATACATTATTTTTTCAAGCTATTCCTAAAGCATTGGGTAATAAACCAGGTAGACCGGCATCTTCAGATTCTGTAGAAAGTCCCGATCCTAGTAAGACTGAGTTGCCCGGCACTTCTGCAGGTGATAGAAAAGATTCTCCGTTAGGAATATCTACAGTTAAACAAGATATAAAACAAACAGATACATTTACTAGTAATCAACCAATCGCTGGACAAAGAAATCAAGCAGATCCATATGACGATCTAGCAAGAAACATGCATCAAGCTATTCTCGAAAACACAGATCAGTGCACTGCCGAAATTGAAATTATTGGGGATCCTTTTTATCTAGTAACTGGCAGCATGGGAAATTATCGACCTAAGGCCAACGAAGATGGTACAGTTGGCGAAGGGGAAGCACCGTATACATCTACGGATGTTATGATTGTTGTAATTTTTAAGAATCCAACAGACATTGATGAAACTACAGGAGAAGCAATATTTGATAATAAAATTACTCCTTACAGCGGTGTATTTAGGGTAATATCAGTTAACAATGCTTTTACTGATGGAATGTTCACACAAAAGTTACATTTAATACGTGTTCCGGGACAATTTCAATTAGATAAAAATATTCCTAAAAAATCAAGAGGTGCAATTTTTAATTCGGTTGCTAATCCTGAACAGGCTAGCACTGAAGTTCCTGTAGAAACTCCCTCAACCTTAAGAGCATCGACTACTAATCTAGCAGCAGAAATTGCTAGCAAAATATTACCGTCAACTGGATTACCGGGATCATTATCAAAATTTGCTAGCAGCTTAGGTGGGACATTAGCAGGTGCAACTGCCGGTATTGCAACAGTAGGCACACTATTAAATTCTGTATCTGGAGGATCGGGATCTGCATTAGCAGGGTTATCAAACATAGATTCTGCTCTTCGATTAACTAATTCAGGTCTGTCTGCGCTATCGACAAATGTTAATAGTGCAGGAGGATCAATTGCTCAGATAACCAACACTGCAAAGTCTGCAGGATTATCTATTAACAGCGCAAATGATCTAGCAAACACTGTCCTTGCATCTAATTTAGGCTCTGCAAGCACCTTAGGTAGTTCGGCAATGTCTGCTGTTACAAATTTAGGAAAAGATTCAGCCGGGTTAGCATCTTCTGTTTCTTCTAAAATCGACGGACTTAACGGTCCGTCGTCTGCATTAGCAAGTCAACTAGGAGTTGACGTTAGCAAACTTGCTGGGCTAAGTCCTGATTTGCAAGCTAAAATAACAGCACAGCTTTCCGATGCTGCTAAATCAATTCCTGACGGAGTTGATTTATCAAGTGCAGTTAAGAAAGGATTAATTGTTAATAATATTCCTACAAATGCATTATCAAATATACCAATAAGCCAACCTGCAGCAATTGCACCCGCTGCCGCCGTTAGTTTGGCAGACTTAAAAGCAATTATTTCTCAAGGCGGATCTATTGCAAATATTCCGGGAGCATCTTCTATTGCTGGAATTGCATCCATACTTCCTGCAACAAAAAATTTAAGTCTGTCTTCATTGCCGGATGCAGGAATGTTATCTGATAAATTTTCTACAGTGCAGTCAGGTCTTTCTAAAATTACTGGTAATATACCTAGTGTAGAAACAGCATTAAATAGTTCATCATCTGCATTTCCTGGAGGATTAAAAACTACTGCTGATTCTGCACTGTCTGTAGTTAATAAATTTGGAAGTAACAGTGCATCTTTAAATAGTCCACTTGATACAATAATGAAAATTAATAGAACATAATTATGGGAATAGAAACAAGACTAATTGGCAGATTACCTAGTCCAGGACCTTACGTGGCTCGGATTACTAATCTAAAAGATACTACACGAATGGGATCATGTGAAGTTGTTATTGAAAAAGGTGCACCTATTGGTAATGCTTTTTCTGACTCACAAGTATATCCTGTAAAATATCTCAGTCCTTTCTATGGGGCAATGAATCCTCAGTTCGAGGGAACTGATCCTAGAAAATATGACGATGTTCAAAAAAGTTATGGTTTTTGGATGGTGCCGCCCGATATTGGAACAAAAGTTTTAGTAATATTCATTGACGGTGATCCTAATCAAGGTTATTGGTTAGGATGTATCCCTCATGAATTTCAAAATTATATGGTTCCTGGTATTGCAGCAAGCACCGACGGTTCTGATGTTTATCTAACACCGGAAGAAGAATTAAAATATGGCACCAAAAGATTACCAGTTGCAGAATTCCATAAAAGAAGCTCAAAAACTTTATTAGATCCGGCAAGTCAAAAAAAACCAGTTCATCCTTTTGCAGATAGATTACTAGCTCAAGGATTATTGTTAGACGATATTCGAGGAGTCACCTCTAGTTCTGCACGCAGAGAAGCTCCAAGCAAAGTATTTGGTATTAGCACGCCTGGGCCATATGATACAAATTCATCAAACAAAAGAACTATGGGATACGATGCTAATCGAGGCAACGCTATTCCGGTAAGTCGATTAGGTGGAACATCATTTGTAATGGATGACGGTGACGAAAATGGACAGAACGAACTAGTTCGCATTCGCACTAGAACAGGACATCAAATTCTCATGCACAATTCTAGTGATCTAATTTACATTGCAAACAGTAAAGGAAATGCATGGATTGAGCTTACTTCAAATGGTAAAATAGATATCTATGCTAAAGACAGTGTTAGCATTCATACAGAAAATGATTTTAATTTTCGTGCAGATCGAGATGTTAATATTGAAGCGGGCCGAAACATCAATATGAATGCATTTAGCGGCATTGAAATGAACTGTGTTAACAGATTTAATGTTATTTGTGATAAAGATGGAAAACTAGTATTTGGAGGAAACGCTAATTTATTGGCAAATAGTGATATTAAATTTCAGGCAGGGGCAATTGTTAATCTTGCCAGCGGGGATGCAATGAAATTAAGTGCAGGTGCTACTATGAATATTTCCAGTAGCGATGCAATGAAATTAAGTGCAGGTGCTAATATGAATATTGGTGCTTCTGGAAATATTTTAGAAACTGCTACGCAAATACATATGAATGGTCCGGCAGCCGCACCGGCAGCAGCAGCAGCAACGGCCGATGTGCCCGATAAATTAGATATTTTTAGCTTGCCTAATCGTTCAGATGACTCCGGATGGGCAAACGGACAATTTTATAAATCGGGAAATATTAATAGTATTATGCAACGTGTCCCTACTCACGAACCTTGGGATCACCACGAAAATACTAATCCGACAAAATTTACATCGGCTAATACTGATGTTCAAGTTACTCCTAGGACAGACGGCCCATCTAGCCCTACTGCCGAGCCAGGAGCTACACCAGTAAATGCCACACCGGTAGCAATTCCGGCAAGTAAAAATGCCGGTGCAAATGAAACTTATTTGCAAAGTATTTTAGTAAATGCAGGAGTTAACGATCCTATTAAATTGGCTGCGTGGATGGCGCAATGTAAAGTTGAAAGCGATGGGTTTAGGGCACTAAGAGAATATGCTAGTGGCGCTGAATACGAAGGTCGAAAAGATTTAGGAAATACACAAACAGGTGACGGAGTTCGATACAAAGGTCGTGGATTTATTCAATTAACAGGTCGAGATGTTTATAAAAAGATGACTAAATTCTTTAATGCAGGAATTGATTTTGAAGCACAACCTGAATTAATTGAATCTATTGAATGGGCAGCAAAATCAGTTGTATTTTTCTTTAATGAATATAAGAAGAGCAGAACTGCAAGTGTAGATTGGAATGATTGTTTAGCAGTTACTAAAATAGTCAATGGCGGAACTAACGGTCTAGCAAAACGTCAGCAATATTATGCCGAATATAAAACAAAGTTTCAAACAAGTGGAGTTATTCCACAGGGAACAGTAGGTACTGGATCTAATTCCGTGCTTACAGACAGCTACGGAAATCCTGTTAAAACTGGACAATAAATAATATCATGGCATACAAAAATATTGAAATTAATCCTAGTCAGTATAGTTCTCAGCACACTGCAAAAAAGAGTCAATTTTATATTGGATACAGTTCTGTAGACCCAAATTCAGTAAACACTCGACTTTATGATTTTGATATTATTAAACAGGATATTATTAATCAGTTTAACACTCGAAAGGGTGAAAGAGTAATGAATCCGTCTTTTGGAACTATAATTTGGGATTTAATTTTTGAACCATTTACTGATGATGTTAAACAAGCATTAAGCGATGATATTAGTAGGATATGTAATAGCGATCCTAGAGCAGTTCCTATTCAAATTAATATCAACGAACAACAATATGGTATGTTACTTGAAATTACACTACAATATATTGGTACTGATCAAACAGCAAATATGAAAATGTCATTTGATAAAAAGTTAGGTCTTATTACGCAATAATATACCAACTTAATTAAACCAATAAATACGGTATCAAAGAGATTCTATAATTATGATACCATCAACAACTAATCAGCTTTTAATTGCAGAAGACTGGAAAAAAATCTATCAAAGTTTCCGTAATGCAGATTTTAAAAGTTATGACTTTGAGACATTACGTCGAACAATGATCACTTATCTTCGAGAAAATTATCCCGAAGATTTTAATGATTATATTGATAGTAGTGAATATGTTGCTCTTATTGATCTAATAGCATTCTTAGGTCAAAATCTAAGTTTTCGTATTGACTTAAATGCTCGAGAAAATTTTCTTGAAACTGCAGAACGCAGAGAAAGCATTCTACGTCTAGCTAGATTGATCAATTATAATGCCAAACGAAATATTCCTGCTAACGGCTTTTTAAAAATATCTTCAATTTCTACAACTGAGAATGTGATAGATTCTAATGGAATTAATTTAGCTAATTCTATTATTGGATGGAACGATCCTACAAATTCAAATTGGTATCAGCAGTTTATTTCTATTATTAATGCTTCGGTTACTAATCCTACTGCATTTGGAAAACCGTTGGCTAAAAAAACAATTGATGGAATTCCTACCGAACAATATAAGATTAACACTAATACTACTGACGTCCCTGTTTATTCTTTTGCAAAGAATATTGGAGGAAATCAGATGTCGTTTGAACTAGTTTCGTCTACTTTTGATGGAAAAAACTTCATTTATGAAGAAACTCCTACACCTGCCGCTCAGTTTGGTATTGTGTTTAAGAACGACAACAAAGGTAGTTCCAGTGCCAATACTGGATTTTTCATCCATTTTCGTCAAGGTTCGTTATCTGCTTCTAATTTTTCAGTAACTAGCCCTGTTCCTAATGAAATTGTTGGCGTAAACGTTCCTGACATTAATGACACTGATGTATGGTTGTGGCAGTTATCAGCAGATGGAAAAACTCATCAAACTGAATGGACTAAAGTTCCTGCAATTACTGGTAATAATATTATCTATAATAGTATTAATAAAAATGAAAGAAACATTTACGGAGTTATTACTCGAGAAAACGATCAAGTTGATTTAAGTTTTGCTGACGGTAGTTTTGGTAATTTGCCTACTGGATCTTTTAGATTATATTATAGACAAAGTAACGGTCTGGCTTATACAATTAAGCCAGAGCAGTTAAGCAATATTTCTGTTAAAATTCCTTATACTAGTAAATCGGGTCAAAGTCACTCTTTAAATGTTATTTTGAGTCTTCAATATACTGTTACTAATTCTGCAGTATCAGAAAGCGATGCTAATATTAAATTAAAAGCCCCCCAATCGTATTACACTCAAAATAGAATGATCACTGCTGAGGATTATAATATTGCTCCTCTCAATGTTGATTCTAATATTATTAAAATTAAAAGCATTAATCGATTAAGCAGCGGTATTAGCAAATATTATGAACTTAGTGATATAACTGGAAAATATAGTAAGACAAATATTTTTGCTAACGATGGTGTATTATATAAAGAAAATAAAGAATTTAATTTTGAATTTACTTTTGAATCTAGGAACGAAATATTAGTAGTTGTAAAAAGTCAACTAGGTCCTATTATAAATTCTCCTTTATTGAAATCTTTTTATCTAGATCAATATTCAAGACCTGCAGTATTGGGATATGGATTAAAATGGGTGCAATCAAATAAAACAACTAACCAAACTCGTGGATATTTTGTTACTGATAAAGGACCCATCTCTTTGGGCGCTTTTGGCAGCAACTTTATGTCATTTTTTGAACCAGGCGCTTTAATTAAATTTGTTGCTCCCGATAAAAAAGGAGTGCCGCAATACTTTTTACCAACTGGTAAACTAACTTCTATTCAAGATGAAACTACTGTTTCATATATTTGGTCTCAAATTGTTGGAGTTACGGGCGACGGTACTAACAGTGGTTTAGGAAATTTAACAGGGGGAGTGGGACCAGTTATTTTAACAGGCAATATACCCGGCGACGGCTCAATAACTAGCAGTGCAACCCCTGTTGAGATTATTCCTAAGTTTCAGAGTATTTTAGGATATTCATTAGAAAATGAAATAGTTAATCTAGCTTTATCAAAAAAGAATTTTGGTATAAGTTTTGATACACTGACACGCAAATGGTATATTATTTCTGATACTAATTTAGATTTAAAAACTCCATTTAGCCTAATATATCAAAAAGACACTAGCAATATTAATAAAGATTCTAGTTGGATGGTTGCATTTGAGTGGACAGGTCGAAAGTATAAAGTCAGATATAGGACCACAAATTATATTTTTGAAAGTGAAAAAGAAACTGCATTTTTTATAGATAAATCTAAGAAAAATTATGATTTTACAACCGATACTATTATCAAAGATCAAATAAATGTATTATCTATTAACAAACAATCAACTGGCACTAATTCGTTAGGAGTTGATTACAATTGGCAAATTGATAGTGCCGTTATAGAACCTGACGGATACATGGAACCTAAAAAAGTAATGGTTAGTTTTTTTGATAAAAATGATGACGGTCAAATTGACGACCCTGATTCATTTAACAATATTGTTAATCCTGATCATATAAATTTACAAACTGGATTTAAAGATAATTTTGTGTATTTTCAAACACAGGCTGACGGTATGAGATATCAAGTTATTAGCACTTCAAGTTACATTATTTCATATACCAATGAGGCAGATCTTCTACAGGCAGAAACACCAGAAATTGGTCAACTTTATTATTTTTATAATTCAGATGTCAATATAGTTAAACGATATAACAGCACTTATGAATTTGATTTAGAACCGTCTTATTATGCTTTCCCGGGGCGTCGCGGTTTAAAATTTCATTACGTGCATAATAGTGGAGAAGAAAGAAGAATTGATCCTGGAAAAACAAATATAATGGATGTTTATTTGTTAATTTCGTCATACGATCAAGCATATAGAGCTTGGCTTGCATCAGGAACAGGAATTGAACCTCTTCCTCCTACTACACAAAGTTTAGAAGAAAATTATGCTGCAATATTAGAGCCTATAAAGGCCATTAGTGATGAAATTGTATTTCATCCTGCAAAATATAAAGTATTATTTGGAAGTCAAGCAGTTCCACAATTACAGGCTACTTTTAAAGCAGTTAGAAATCCTGCTAAGATCATTAGCACCACTGACATACAAACTAGAATTTTAACAGCAATTGAAGATTTCTTTAAAATTGATAATTGGAACTTTGGACAAACATTTAATTTTAGCGAACTATCTACATATGTAATGAATTTGATGACTCCGGACATAACTAATTTTGTTATTGTACCTAAGATGGATTCTAATTTTGGTAGTTTATATCAAATTACATGTTCTGGAGATGAAATATTTGTCAGCGGAACAACAGTTAATGATATACAAGTAATTGATAATCTCACCGCGTCAGAATTAAAATCAACAAGTATTTCGAGCAGTTAAGGAAATAAGTCACAATGGCTAATAATAAAAATATCGATAAGCAATCAATTAATCTATTACCTACATTTTTTAGAACAGATAAAAATCAAAAGTTTTTATCTAGCACATTAGATCAATTAACCAAAACTCCTGAACTAGAACGCATAGACGGGTTTGTAGGAAGCAAATTAAGCAAAAATTTTAATTATGCATCGGATGTATATATTTCTGAATCGTTGCCACTAAGACAAAAATATCAGCTTGAGCCAGGTTTAATTGTAAAAGAGCTTGACGGCAGCATTAAAAAAGCATTTGGATTTGATGATTTAGTGAATCAAATTGGTGTTTACGGCGGAAATAATAAAAACTTAGATCAATTATTTAGACCTAATTTTAGTTCTTATAATCCTAGAATTGACTGGGATAAATTTATTAATTTTAGAGAATATTATTGGCTACCAAATGGTCCTGATTATGTTTTTATATCCGGAACTCAAAAAAATACCATTAAAACTGGCGAAGTTAGCACCTATACAGTAACCGATTCAGCAGATGGAAACTTCTTTATCTTTACTCCTGATGGATTAACTGAAGATCCTCTATTGACTTTCTTTAGAGGAGTTACCTATGTATTCAATGTAACTTCTGTCCATAAATTTTATTTTAAAACATCTGATACGGCTGATGCAGCAGGTCAGTATAATCACGGAATTATTGGCAATGGCACCTCGTTGGGTCAAATAATTTTTACTGTCGACGACACAACTCCTAGCGTTTTATACTACGGTACTGATGATAATCATGTAGTAGGTGGTCGTCTTTTAGTAAAAAAACTATTAGAAAATTCTGTTATTGATGTAGAAAATCAAATTCTTAATAAAGTGCAATATCGATCTGGCAACGGAATAGAATTTATCAACGGTCTTAAAGTTAGATTTGCCGGCGAAGTAACTCCTGCAGAATATGCTGATAAAGATTTTATTGTTGAAGGAGTCGGAGAAGGTATTAAATTAGTTGAATTTTCTAAATTAACATCACCTGACAATATTGGTACTATATACAATGACAATTTTGACGAAACTCCTTTTGATGAATTTTCATTTGATAATTTTAAAAATCTTCCATTAGTTCCTGAATATGTAACAATTAATAAATCTAGTAATGATTTAAATCCTTGGTCTAGATATAATCGCTGGTTTCACAGTGATGTTATTAAATTTACAGCAATTGCTAACGGGGATAATAATCCTGTATATTTGCAAACGCAAAGAGCATCTCGACCAATTATTGAATTTATTCCAGATATGCAACTTTGGAATTTTTGTGAAAAAGCAGTTGATTCAATTGACCTAATTGATACAATAACAACTGACGCTTTTTCTAAAGTAGAAAAAACAGTTGGATATTATGTTGATGGAGTTCGATTGGCAGCAGGCCACCGTGTAATTTTTAATGCCGACCCCGATCCGTTAGTTAAGGGAAAAATATTTGAAGTTTCTCTTGCCATTATTGATGGGCAAGAATTTATTAATTTAATCGAAATAATGACTCCTAATGTTGGAGACGGTGTTGTAATCAATATGGGTGATACTCACACTGGGCAAGGATGGTGGTTTAACGGAGATTCTTGGGTTGTATCTCAACAACGCACAGTTAGGAATCAAGCACCTATGTTTGATTTATTTGACAAAGATGGATTTAGTTTTAGCAATCCCAAATATTATAACTCTGAATTTTTTGGTAATCAAATTTTTGGTTATATGACAGGTTCTGGTGCTGTTGACCCTGTTTTAGGTTTTCCATTAAAATATTATAATGACATAGGATTAGAAGGAACTTATTTGTTTAATAATTTCTTTGGAACAGAGTCAATCAGCATTATTGGAAATAATGTAGTTACATCTTTTCCTTCTTATACTGCATATTTAAAAATTAATAAAAGTTCTCCTACTTACATAAATGTATGGACTCCTGCAGATCCTTATCAAATCCCTGTATTACAATTTCAAATAGTTTCTAGTAATGTTAAAAATATTGAAATAAATGTTTTTGATAATGCAGCAACAATTAATGACCTAACAGTATCAGTATTCGTTGATGATGTTAAACAAAATATATCGACTGATTTTACTCTAGAAAAAATTGATAATAAATTATTTGTAACTTTTAAAAATAACATCGACGGTAGTGTAATTCCTAAAAGGGTATTAATTAAGTGTTATACTTTGGCAAATCCTAACGATTTAGGAACTTATGAAACTCCATTAAATTTAACAAATAATCCACTTAATGATGTATTATCATCTTTAACATTAAGCGAATTATCTGATCATGTAAAATCTATGATTGACAAAGATCCTAATTTTATTGGAGCATTTCCGGGAGTTAGTAATCTAAAAAGTTTACCAAATTCTACAAAATATGGATCTAGATTAATTGGAAATAATAATCCTCTTTCTTTTGCGCATTCATTTATTACCAATGTAGAAAATAGTTTAATAGATTCAATTAGACAATCTAGTAACGATTATTATCAGTTTAAATTAAATTTAATTAAATTTATTTCTCAAGTTGGAGGCCAATTGTCTCCGGCTGATGTGTTAGATTCTGCACTAGCATCTATTATACAAAATAAAAACTCTTCTTTTCCTTACGGAAGAAGTGACATGATAGGCTATGGTAATAATAATATTACTAGAACATACACTGTTACCGATAGTCGTAATAAAAATTATTCTATAACATCTATTTTTGATAACAGTATTTTAAGTGATAGATCTGTTCTAGTTTATCTAAATAATTCACTTTTAACCTACGAAAAAGATTATATTTTTGAAAAATATGATGCAAGTGTTTTAATACTTGCAACTATTACTAAGGGCGATGTTGTTGTTATTAAAGATTATAACTGCACTGACGGTTCTTATATTCCTCCTACTCCTACTAAATTAGGTCTTTATCCTAAATTTGTTCCTAGTATTTTTATTGATTATACCTATGTAGATGGTCCCGTAAAAGTCATCCAGGGTCACGACGGAAGTTTAACAGTGGCATATTCTGATTATAATGATAAAGATGATTTTAGAGATCTTGCATTATTAGAATACGAAACTCGTGTCTATAATAATCTTAAAATTTTATATAATCAAGATTTGATCGATATTAATAACATACTTCCTGGAGTATTTAGATCTCAATATAATTCTTATAAAGAAATTTATAATATTATTCAGGGAGATTTTTTAAAATGGGCAAGTGTTTACGGTATAGATTATTCTTCAAACTTAACTTATCAATTATCTAATCACAAAACATATAATTATAAATCTGCAATAGATACAATTTTTAATAAAACCATTCCCGGTAATTGGAGAGGAATTTACAAATATTATTTTGACACTGATCGACCTGATACACATCCTTGGGAAATGCTAGGATTTTCTGTTAAACCAACATGGTGGGAATCAGAATATGGTCCAGCTCCGTATACTTCCGGTAATTTAACACTATGGAAAGATCTTGAAAACGGAATGATTAGACAAGGTTCAAGAATGGGTATTAATAAAACTTATGCTCGGCCTGGCCTGTCTAATATTATTCCTGTGGACGAACACGGTGGCATTATTGATATTAGAAATTGGGCGTCTCTTGCAAAAAATGATTCAATCATTGATACAGATCAAGAATGGTCGTTTGGTGATCACGGCCCAGCAGAAACCTCGTGGAGACGCAGTAGTCAGTGGCCGTTTGCTGTTCAAATTATTTTAGCATTAACAAAACCTGCCGATTATGCAGCAAAAATGTTTGATACTAGCAGATTAATCAAAGATAAAACTGGTCAATACATTTATAATTCTAATTCTGATCATAAGTTGTTAAATCCTGCCAGTGTTGTAATACCCAACGATGTTGACAGTTCGGGTAATTTGTTGTCTACATCAGGATATAGTGTGTGGGTAGTTGAGCACGGTAAACAACGTAGAACTGATTATATTCAAACTCTTAAAAATGATTTATCATTGATAAGTTTTAATTTATGCTACAAAGCCGGAGGGTTTTTAAGCAAAGATAAATTATCTGTTATAATTGATTCCATTGATCCTGCTAGTCCAAATCCTGGAGTATTGTTGCCTGTAGAGGATTATACATTACATTTCAATGTAAGCGCACCTATAAAATCTGCTGCAATATCTGGTATTATTGTAGAAAAAAATAATGGAAAATATGTAGTTAAAGGTTACGACAAAAGAGTTCCGTATTTTTTTATTAATTCACCAATTCATCGATCAACTGATTCTTTAATCATTGTTGGAGGAAAATCAGAGCCTTTCTTAACTTGGAATGCAAATTCTTTTTATCAGTCTGGACAGATTGTGTCTTATGACAATTCGTATTATAGAGTTTTAAAAAGTCATAATACCGGATCTGCATTTATTTCTGCAAATTATTCAATATTATCTAAAATACCAACAGTTGGTGGTGTTTCAATATTAACTACTAAAGAATTTGACAGTGTTGATATAATGGTTCCTTATGGAACAAAATACAGCACAGTTCAAGAAGTGTATGATTTTATAGTTGGTTACGGTAAATGGTTAGAAAATCAGGGATTCATTTTTGATGAATATAATAAAGAACTAGCACAAATTCTAAATTGGTCTTTTACAGGAAAAGAGTTTTTATATTGGACAACACAAAATTGGGCAGATAAATCTGTAATTGCATTAAGTCCATTTTCTAATTCTTTAAAATATAAATTTATTGATTCAGCTGTTGATAATGTATTGAATAGCTTTTATGAATATAGTTTATTAACTGCAACTGGACAATCTTTTCCTAAGGATAAATTTTTCCTCAGTAGAGAAAATGGGACTTGTTCAATCAGCACTAGAAATACTACCGAAGGATTATTTTATGCAAGATTAAATCTTGTTCAAAAAGAACATGTTATTATTCTTAATAATAAAAGTATATTCAATGATACAATCTATGATATTGATACCGGGTATCGTCAAAGTAGAATTAGATTAATAGGTTTTAAAACAGCTAACTGGAATGGTGATTTTTTAAGTCCTGGGTTTATTTACGATGACGCACAAATTTCAATATGGCAGTCTTATACTGATTATAAAATTGCAGAAATTGTAAAATATGTCGGAAAATATTACTCGGCTAATCAAAATATTGTAGGAACTGCATCATTTGATTTTGCTAAATGGACAGTATTAGGAACAAAACCTGTTGCACAGTTACTTCCTAATTTTGATTATAAAATTAATCAATTTGAAGATTTTTATAGTTTAGACATTGATAATTTTGATGCCGGCCAACAAAAGATGGCACAGCATCTTATTGGTTATACACCTAGAAATTATCTTAACAATATTTTTGTTAATCCTATTGCACAATATAAATTTTATCAAGGATTTATCAAAGAAAAAGGAACTAGAAATGCTATTGATAAACTAGCTAAAGCAAGTATTCATAATCTTAAAGGGCAAATAGATTTTAACGAAGAGTGGGCATTTAGAATAGGATCATACGGAAACTTCACATCTTATAATCAAATTGAATTTCCATTAAAAGAAAATGATTTTAGAGAAAATTCTCAATTAATAAAATTTGTAGACACTTCTCCTACAAATCCAAACGATACTATATCTTATATTAATCCAACTGAAGTTACTATTAAAAATGCTGACTATTTGTCTAACAGTGTGTTTTTAACAACTAGTTCAACTGACGGAATAATTTTGCCAGTTGCGGGATATGTAAAAGCAGATGATGTTACTGCAACTGCTTATAATAATAACAGCATATTAGATATTGCAAATAATGGTAATATAAAAGAGGGAAATACAGTTTGGTTAGGATTTAGAGACGACGGCGAATGGGATGTATATCGATATACTAAACAACCTGCTAAGGTGATAGGTTCTTCTATATCTATTCCTACTAAGGTTATTGCATTTACGACTGACAAATTTCATAATTTGTCAGCTGGCAATATTGTATCTATTGTTGGACTTGATAACAGTTCTGATGGTGTTTATATTGTTCAGCGTGTTACCTCTCTTAATAGTTTTGAAGCTGCTACTACTATGGCTTCTTTATCTGTTTCTAATACATCTGCATTATTATTTAAATTTGTAAGTGTTAGAGTAGATAACTTTGACGAAATTGCTAATTTGCAAGATTTGATTAATTTTAAAGAAAATGATCTAATATGGGCAGATACTAATATTGATGGAAGATGGGAGGTTTATAAAAAATTAAAAAATTATAGTACCAAAGTTATATCAACTACAGTAGATACTCAGATAGGTCAACAATACGGATATAAAATTGCTACATCGTCCGACGGAAGTATAGTAATTATTTCGTCTCCGGGGTATGTTAGTCAAACATCGCGATCTGGAAGAATATTTGTTTATAATCTTGACAATGGAACAATGATTCCCGTAGTTAATTATGGTCCTGCATCAAAAACATCACCTACAAATTATTTTACAGGAACAAATGTTTCTAATTTTGGATCTTCATTAATATATGACAATGCTACTGATGCTATATTTGCAGGCGCACCTAACGCAAGTTACGTAGGTGCAAATGCTTATTTGAATGAAGGAATTGTAAAAGTATCAAAAATTAATTTTACATTATCTCAAGAAGTAGTATTACATATTCTAAAAAATCCTAATCCTCAAAATAATGGATTATTTGGATCGAGCATTTATGTTAGCAAAGATATTAATCCTGTTGCATCTAATCAATTAATGTTAATTGGGGCACCTGGTCAGAATAAAGTATATACTTACAGTGTGTCAGAAAACGCCGACACATCTACAATTACATTATTAGGAGCTAATAGTCAGGGTATTTCTGGTAACCAATATGGATATGCAATCAGCGGATCAGCTCATGGAGATTTTGTTGCTGTTTCTGCTCCTTCTGATAATAATATCGGTGCAGTATATATTTTAAATAATCCAGGCGTTGGGCCGGGTGTTCAAACTATTTCTGCTCCAAGTATTTGTAAAGTTGGAGATCAATTTGGATCTTCTGTTTTAATGTCCGATGATGGTTTATATCTATTTGTTGCGTCTACAGTAGCAAGCACAACAGTTAACGCACCCGGTAAAGTTTTTGTGTATAAGAATACCGGAACTCAGTTTACTACTAGTCCTATACAAATAATAAACAATCCTAGAACAGATATGCAATTTGGGATTTCAATGTCAATTGATAGCACGTCTAAAGTTTTAGTTGTAACTGCACAAGGAAATTCCAGTGCTTCTAAAATATTAATTGATTCTAAAAAAACTACATTTGATTCTAATACCTGCAACTTTATTAACATTATTGCTAACTCCGGAAGTTCATTTGTGTTTAATCGAAACAATGAAATGTTTGTGTATGCAGAAGAATTAGCAGATTCTTCACAAAATCCTGCAAACAATTCAAATTATGGGCAATCTTCTGTAATTAGCGGATCTCAAATTTTTGTAGGAGCATCTGGTTCTAGCGGTAAAGTTTTCTTATTTGATAAAATAGATCCAACAGTTAATAGTTGGGCTATCCATAGCACACAGCCAGATCTTATTGATATATCTAAAATTAAAAATTCTTCAACTATTGATACTTTTGAAGAAACTGTAATTGATTATTTAGATATTATTGATCCGGTTAAGGGCCGAATTGCAGGTCTTGCAGATCAAGAAATTAGATATAAAACTGCATTTGACCCTGCAATCTATAGTATAGGAGTAGACAGCGTAGTAGTTGATACTAATACCAGCTGGATAGAAGAACACCTGGGAGAATTATGGTGGGATCTAAGCACAGTAAAGTATCAATGGTATGAGCAAAGCGACATTGAATATAGAAAAAATACATGGGGAACATTATTTCCGGGAGCAAGTATTGATGTATATGAATGGGTTAGCAGCGAATATCTTCCTAGCCAGTGGAGTGCAATTGCTGATACTCCTGCTGGTCTAATGCAAGGTATTAGCGGACAACCTAAATATCCTGACAATTCAGTTGTTAGTGTTAAACAATATTATAATTCTAATACAGGTGCATCTACAAATGTATATTATTTCTGGGTTAAGAATAAAGTTATTGTTCCGGATGTTAATGGAAGAAAAACTTCAGCAAGCGATGTAGCTGGTTTAATTTTTAATCCTAACGTATATGGAACCAAGTTTGTATCTATATTAGCACCTAATGCAATATCAGTTACTAATGTAAAAGATTCGTTAACTGCTAGTAGAATATATCTCAATATTTCTAAAGATGATATTGATAATGATATTAATAGGCATACCGAATGGTTATTATTAGAAGAAAATTCTGCTTCTAGCATGCCTAACAGTTTACTTGATAAAAAATTATTAGACAGCTTGTTAGGAAAAGACAGTGTTGGAAATCCCGTACCTGATGCAAATTTACCTGAAAGAACTAGATACGGTGTAGAAGTTCGTCCACGCCAAACATTGTTTAAGGACAGAACAGGCGCACTGAGAAATTTATTTGAATATACTAATACTGTGTTATCTCAAAATATAATTTCTAATTTTGTTAATTTTACAAATTTAAATTCTAAAGATGAAATTCCTTTTCCTGAATTAGGGCAATACGATAAAATTGTCGATGACATTGAAAATTTACATTTAGTATTTGTCGGAGGCACAAAAACTGCTGCATTATCTTGTTCTATATCAAACGGAAAAATAATATCAGTTTCTATAGATAATCCCGGTTCCGGTTATAATATTGCACCTGCTGTAGAAATAATTGGAGATACATCTGGTAGCTCTATTAAAACTACAATTAACGATTTTGGACAGATTATTTCTGCTGAAATTATAAATCCCGGATTTGGTTTGATAGATGCACCAACGTTAATAGTAAGACCTTATACTGTAGTAGTTCGAGCAGATTCTACTATTAATAATGTATGGTCAAAATATCAATATGTTAATAAAACATGGACGCTTGTCTATACACAACAATATAATACTACTTTATATTGGGATTATATTGATTGGATTTCTAGCAGTTATGATAGTTTAAAACCTTTGTCTGCAACTATTGATCAACCATATTTGTTAGATTCTTTAAATCTTATTGTTGGTGATTATGTTAAAGTTAATAATCAAGGCAATGGCAAATATATTATTTTAAAGAAAGTTAAAGGTAACGGAACTTTTGATAATAATTATGATCTATTATATAGTGAAAAAGGCACAATTAAATTAAAAGATATATTGTGGAATAAAGTTAATTCTTCTTATAATTTTGACTATCAGTTAACATATGATCAATCTTTATTTGATCAATCACCCGAGATTGAATTAGCAAAAATATTATATTCTATAAAAAATGATATTTTTGTAGGTCCGTTAAAGATATATTGGAATAAATTTTTCTTTAAAGCAGTTAGATATGCAATGAGCGAACAAAAGTTCTTAGATTGGGCATTTAAAACTTCTTTTATTAATGTTAAAAATATGGCAGGTTTACTGGATCAACGGCCTGTTTATAAATTTCAAAATAGTCAATACTATGAAGAATATATTAATGAAGTTAAACCTTATCATACAAAAATTAGAAACTTTCAAGTTAATTATGATATTATTGACCCTACGCACTCGTATACAACTGATTTTGATCTAGCGCCAACATACGATCAAGATACGCATAAATTTACTCCTGTTAGTTTAGATGATACGTTAATGAATGTTTATCCTAGAAAAGGTTGGTATGATAATTATAAACTTAAAGTAGGAAAAATAACATTAACTAATAGTGGAAAAGGTTATACATCGGTTCCTAGTGTTCAAATTATTACCGCTCAAGGAGATTTGGGATCTGGAGCCACTGCAATTGCATACATTTCTTTAGGCAAAGTAATTGAAATTGAAATTACTAATCCCGGAAGTGGTTATACATTAAATCCTACTGTTGTTATTTCTGGAGGAGGTCCAACGGATCTAATTCCTGCAAAGGCATACGCAGTTTTAATTAACGAAAAAATTAGATCTAATACAATTGGTATTAAATTTGATAGAATTTCTACTAATCGAGAAATTGGATCTACCCAATACTCTGATAGTTTTGTGTGTGATGGTAATGAATTTGAATTTAAATTGTCTTGGGCCGCTCAAAACAAAAAAAGTTTAATTGATATCAAATTAGATGGAATTACAGTTCTATCATCAGATTATCAAGTAGTTACTTACAAAGAATTATTCAACGGATATCATAAAACTTATTCTAAAATTGTTCTAACATATGCTCCGTTAATTGGACAAGTATTATCTGTCACATATTCTAAAAATATAAATCTATATAATGCAATAGACAGGATTGCAGATTTTTATAATCCAACAAGCGGGATGCCTGGCAAAGAAAATGGTCAATTGATGACCGGAATTAGCTATCCGGGTGTTCAGCTACAAACATTACCATTTTCTTATTCAGCCAACTGGGATACCTTACCATTTGCTGAATCGTCTTGGGGTGATAATTCAAGTGACGCTGATCTTGACACAATAATTGACGGAGGTGCTTGGAGCACATTGACTAACGCATTAGTAAATGCAACTGGTATAAATCCTTCTGATATTATTTTAGATGGAGATGCATTTGTTTCTCCTAATGTAAGCCATGCTCCTGAAGAATTGTTACCTGGACAAGTATTAGAAAGTGTTGGTATTAGTGTATATACTCGAGCAGAAAGAGGTTCTCCTGTTATGTCTCAAATTATGCAAGAAGTAACATCTACAACATTATCTACAGTAGTTCAGTTATCTATGCTTCCTCCTAATACAGGAACATTGATGGTGTCATTTAATAATAAAATTTTAAATTATGGATCAGACTATAATGTAGATTTTTCTAACAAGACACTCACAGTGTCTACGCAAACTGTAAATGGATTAATAGGTGTAACTGTAGTTGGTATTGGAGGTATTGATTATATTTCTTCTGATTATTCTACAGTATCTAATACAAATAAAATTACAATTGACGCAGAAGCATTATACGATGATATCGGCAGTGCATATGTTAGTTTAAATGGAAAAAGTTTAACAACTTCTGAATACACTCTATCTACTATCAGTTCTAAAAATAAGAGAGGGCGTGTTACTGTTACTGGTCTTACTTCAGGGACCAACACACTTCAGGCATGGTTTTTTGGAGCAACATATAAAGGATTTAGTGAAGTAAAAGAACAAAGAATTTATCCAAACGGATTTTCTAATTCTTTTATTTTAGATCAGTTTCCTGGAAATATTGGGCCTGCTCATGCTAACGCAGTTGTTGAGCTTAATAAGAAAAGATTAGTTCCTCCTAATACTGTTTATTATTCAGTTAGTAATGGACAAATAATATTTGATATTGATCCTAATAATGAATACCCTTCTGGAGTCTTTGATCTTGCATCTCTCGAAGTGCATATCAATGGAATTAAAATTAGAAACGGTGTTGATTTTATTTTAGATCAGCCTAACCAACAAATTAAATTTAAAAATGGATTCTTAAAAACTAATGATGTGATGGCAATAACTAATATTGTATACAGTGACTATTATATATCTAACGGTAGAATTTATATACCTCGGATTGCATTGAGTTCTGGAGATATGATAAAAGTAATCACATATTCAAATCATGATGGTTCTTTAATTCGAACAGAAGTATTTAAAGCAAGAGGTTCTAGAAGATACACAATGGATCGACCGCTTGTCAATGATGACTATGTCTGGGTGTCCATTGGTGGAAATACGTTAATTAACAGTTTTGATTATTATATTGATACCGATGGTAAAACAATTGTAATCGACGACGGTTATCCTTTCAATGAGTTGGATATGGTTGTAATTGTTAGTATGACTGATGTTAACGATTCTGCAGTAATTGGTTATAGAATATTTAAAGATATATTAAATCGCACGCATTATAAAAGATTAAGCTATGTTAACTCAACTCGATTAGCTGCTCCTTTATATACTACATCAACAGAAATATATGTAGAAAACGATAGCGTATTGCCTGTTCCTTATCCTTCAAAAAATATACCAGGAATTATATTAATTGCAGGAGAAAGAATTGAATACATGGAATTATCAAATAATACATTGAGCAGAATAAAAAGAGGTACGTTAGGAACCGGTGCAAAAGATTTTTATCCTGTCGGAACTTTAATAGTTGATCAAGGATCTAGTCAAACAGTTCCTTTTAAAGAGAATATTATTACCTATACTACTTCTACAACAGGAGGAGTATCTAATTATATTTTACCAGGAATAAAATTTAATTCATTAACTACAGCTACTGACCAAGTTGAAGTATATTACGGGGGAATCTTACTAAGAAAACCAACAATTAACTCAGTAACCCTCCATGATCCTTCGATTGCATTCGATAGCGGTGAAACTAATGCTTCTGGAATCAGCAGTGATATTGAATTAGATCCTGAATTTACTATTGAATTATCTGGTGAAACAAATATTCTTCATTTAAATTCAAGCATAATTAATATTAATACAGGAACACGCATCGTTGTAATACAAAAAACAGCAGTTGATTGGTATAACGATTCCGTTTCCTTACTGGCAGACTCTAGTGTTCAAGCTAGTTTCTTGAGAGATAAGCAGTCTGCCTTACCGGATAAATATCACTATGGACAACTCTAAGAATAAAGAAATGAGAAAAAATATGCAGAATACTACGCAACCTTACATTAAACCTAATGAAAAAGGTGCTATAAGCATCAGAGGTCACATTAAAATTTTTGATCCTCAAACTAAAGAAGTTTTTATAGACAAATCTAATGCTATTCATTATGAAAATTTTAGCATGGCTTTGGCAAATAGCATTGCTAACACAGGCAATGGATTTATTGCAGAAATGGTATTTGGCAACGGCGGAAGTAGAGTTGATCCAACTGGTATTATTACCTACTTAACTCCTAATGTTTCCGGAACAAATGCAGCTTTGTATAATCAAAAATATTACAAATCAGTCAATGGACAAAGCGTTTATGATGTTGATCCTGATAGAAATTTTATGGAAGTGCGTCATATAGCCGGAACTTACTATTCGGATGTTCTTGTTAGTTGTTTATTAGATTTTGGTGAACCGAACGGTCAAGCTGCATTTGATTCTAGTGTTAATCAAGATGGGGATTTTGTGTTTGATGAATTAGGATTGCGCGGATATAGTGTAAATGGACAAAATATGGGACCTTTATTGACTCATGTTATTTTTCATCCTGTGCAAAAATCATTAAATCGAATGATACAAATTGATTATACTGTGAGAATTCAAAGCCTTACTAATGGAATTTAATTAATATGCCTAATTATACTATTCACTATTCCGACGATGCTAATAAAACACCGATTACAATTAACACAGGTACGGTTGATTATTCAACTAGTTTAGGTTTAGTGGGTCCTAATTCTCCAGGTTATGGACCAATAATTGCAACTAATTTTTTAAAATTATTAGAAAATTTTTCTAATGCAACACCTCCTACTAATCCTACAGAAGGGCAATTATGGTATGATACTAGCAATATTGATGATAAAAAATTAAAAATTTTAGATAATGCTACATGGTATCCTATTAACGGTATCCACCAGCAATCGGATGAACCTACTAATGTAAAAATTGGTGACATTTGGGTTGACACTACTTCTTTACAATTAAAAATTTCTAGTAGTCCCGGTATCTGGGTTACAGTAGGAGCTGATTTTAGTTTAGGATTACAAACAGGCAGTCAGAATATTTCCATAGCAGGAACTGACGGAGTTAATCACCCTGTTATTATAAGTTATCTTAACGGCGATGTTATTACCATACTTGCCAAGGAAACATTTAAACCATTAGCAGTTATCGAAGGTTTTGACAATTTAATTCCTGGATTAAATTTAAGCACAAAACTTTATAATTATACATCTCCTAAAATATTAGGCAATGCAACAGAAGCATCGGCACTTAGGGTCACTGTTCCTGCATCGCAGACAGTTTCATCTAATTTCTTTTTAAGAAAAGATATACCTCAGTCATTAACTGAAAGTTTAGTAATTGACAACAACACAGGATTAAGAATTGGTGTAACTTCGTCTACATTTTTATTACAAAAATTTGGAAACGACGGAAGTATTTCTAGTATAAGTCCCGGATCTAAAATAAAATTATCAATCACTGATACTTCAGGAATATCTCAAGCATTATTAACATTAGATGGTGGTTCAAAAAGAGTAGGTATAGGATCAGGTAATATAAATCCTACCGCTTCTTTAGATGTTCAGGGAACAGTAAAAATATCAGATGTAACTACTATGTCTAGTAGTTTATTTGTTGTAGGTCCTATTCGAACAAATAATAATTTAACAGTAACTGGATCGGTATCTGTTAGCGGAATATCTACATTTACTAATGTTATATATTCTCAGAATATTTCTCCTTTAGTTAGTTCAACTTATGATTTAGGATCTGTTGATAAAAAATTTAAAAATATCTGGGCAGATACAATCGGCAGCGCCTCTACACAATTTAATGGTAATGCAGGATCTGCTACAAGATTAGCACTTCCTAGAACTTTTCAAATAGCTGGTCAAGTTCTTACTTCAGTTCCTCAATCTTTTAATGGAACACAAAATGTAGTCTTAACTTCAGCATTGACTTATAAAGCAATTGAAGATCAATTATCTACTTCGACAGTTAGTGCAAGTAGTACACTTGCAGTGTCCGGCGGAGTATCTTTATATAAAGTTACTAAATCTAATTTCTTAGCCGATGTGACTCCTGGATTATCATCTTCTGGAATGATAATGGCGTGGGCAGGAACTATAATCCCCGATGGGTGGGTGTTGTGCAACGGAACTTCTTACAATCAAAGCGGATTTTATAATTCTTTATTTTCAGTAATTGGCATAAAATATGGAACTAATGCATCTGGCACATTTAAAGTTCCTAATCTGCCGTCGTTAACTGCTACTGGTCCAGTAACAATTAATTATATTATTAAGGTTTAAACATGGCGTATACTATTAAAAAATCAGACGGAACTATATTACTAACATTAGCTGATACTAGAGTTGATCAGCTGACTACTAGTTTGACACTGATTGGAAAAAATGTTGATTCTTATGGACAAAATTTTAATAATAATTTAATAGGTTTATTAGAAAATTTTGCATCAGTTAACGAACCTAGATCTCCGTTAACTGGACAATTGTGGTATAATAAAACTGATGGTAGAATGTATGTTTACGGTTTAGAAAATGTTTTTAAACCAGTTGCTAGCACTCAAGTTTCTGCAACTAAACCAATACTGTTTAATCAAGGAGATCTATGGATCGATACTACTAATAAACAACTATGGTTTACTCCTGACGGATCTAATTTTGTTCTAGCAGCACCTCAATATTCGGCAGTAGATGGCAAATCTGGATGGATTGTTGAAACAATTACCGACAATACTAAATCGAATCACATTGTTGCATCTTTATATAATAAGGGAACATTGTTAGGTATTGCATCATCGACTAGTTTTACTTTTGATGTTGCTTTTCTTGGGATGTCTTCTGTTGCAGTTGGATTTAATTTAAATACTTCCCTTAATGGAATACGATTTGTTGGAACTGCAACCAGTGCCGATGCTGTTCAAGGTATTACTCCAGATCTTTATTTAAGAAAAGATCAAAATGCTATCATTACAGGATCTTTAAGTTTAATAAGCAATAGCGGATTATTTGTTGGATCTAATCAAGATGTAACTATATCAATTGATTCTCAAAATGCATCTCTTTCTCATAACACAACAAACAAAAGTTTTAGAATTCGCGGCGTTAATAGTAATGTTGGTTATTTTACAGCATTGCAACTTGATACAAATAATCGTCGAATAGGATTGTTTAATGAAAATCCACAATATTCATTAGATATTACAGGTGATACTCGTATTACAGGCAATTTATATGTGATTGGCGCAACTACAAATGTGCAATCTAATAATTTACAAATTAATGATAAAAATATTCAATTGGCATATGGACAAGTTGTTCCGGATGATGTTGCAATTGAAGGTGGCGGAATAACATTAATAGGAACAACAGATCATACTATATCTTGGACATCCTCATATGGAAATGCATGGCAATTTAATGATAATATAAATCTTTCTTCTACTGCAGATTCTTATAAAATAAATGGCAATCCTGTAGTTAACGCAACTTCTTTGGGTAATGTTATATCAGCTGCACCGGGGTTACGTCAAACAGGAATTTTAGACTACCTAACAGTTACTAACGTTGTTATAAGAGGTAGCACAATATCTTCGACTGGATCAAATGTTACGTTATATCTATCAGCAGCAGGCGCTGGAACGATTGATGTTACCGGAGAAAGAATTACCAGTGTGGCAGCACCTCAAAATCCGCTTGATGCTTCGAATAAAAAATATGTTGATGATAAATTTACATTAGTTGGAACCAAGGGATTTGTGTTCAGCATGGATGTATCGAGAATGATTGACGAAAAAACTGAATTAATTCCATATCTAAATAAAATGCTTCCTATAGTTAATACTATTGCCGGAGATTCTGTATTTGATTTGCCCGACGGCGTCCGTGCTAGAATACTATGTAGTAGATCATCAATAACTATTCCTCAGCATAATGCCGCAATTAATTATTCTACTGCTTTTGTCTCTGGGCAAACAGTTGTATCTGCTATTGCAGCAAATGCAATAGTATCTACATTAACAGGTATTACACCTGTGTTATCTTATGTTGTTCAAGAATTTAGAGTTTTAAATCAAGAATGGATCTGGACAAGAACTGTCTCTTAAGGAAAAAATAATGGCATACGAAATTAGAAAATCAGATGGTACAGTTTTGTTAGAGTTAGCCGATGGGTTTACTGATAACACAACTTCTAGCCTTGTCTTTATTGGAAAAAATGTATCAAAATTTGGTGAAATACAAAATAACAATCTTCTTCATCTTTTAGAAAATTTTTCTGCACTGACTGAGCCAGCAAATAAAATAACTGGGCAACTATGGTTTGATAAAACTAATAGTGTAATTAAAGTTTTTAATAATGATAAATGGCAAACACTATCGGTGTTATCTTATTCTTCTTCGTCTTCTGGTGCTTCTAGTATTGGAAATTTATGGTATGATACTGCTAATAATCAGTTATCTATCAACACTGGGACCGGATTTAACGTAATTGGTCCTGAATCTGTTCCCGGATTTGGAACAACAAGACTTGTATCAACTAAACTGAAAGATTTAGTTAATATTTCTCACCCTGTTATTGAAATAACTCTTAATAATGAAGTTATTGGAATCATTAGTAATGTGGGGTTTGATGTAAATTCTTCAAACGGTCTCACCGGGTTTCCTTATGCTTATAAAGGTATTACGTTTAAAAACGGAACTACTAACGAAGTTCAATTATATGGATGGAGTAAATTTTCAGATAATTCTAATAAATTAAAAAATGAAAATGGTAATTACGTATCAGCTTCGACAGCATCGTCTGCTAATTCAATTGTTCAACGAGATAATGTAGGAGATATATATTTCAATAAAGGACACGGAACTGCTACAAGTGCTGATAGTGCCGGTAAGGTAACCAATTTGTTAATTAATGGATCATATATAACTGGTGGTAGTTTTGATGGCAGTGTTGCAAAAACTTGGGCAATAGATGCAACTACTACCAACACTGCAAATAAAATAGTTGCTAGAGATGC